AAAAAGATATTTGATAAGATATCAGAAGCAATGCAACCTCAATTTGCGGATGAAAAGGCAATCAACCCATTTGATTTTTGGAAAGGTGCAAACTTTAAACTAAAAATTAGAAAAGTTGATGGCTATTGGAACTACGACAAATCTGAATTTGAAGGTGTTACGCCAGTAGCAAGTGAAGATACTGCTATAAAAGCAATATGGGCGAAACAGTATCCTTTGAAACCATTTGTGGACCCTAGTAATTTTAAATCTTATGACGAACTCAAAGAGAAACTGAATAGGATAATTATGGGTACACGAAGCACCGAAACTGTTGAAACAGTTGACCTCCCACAACAGGTCAATGGCAAGGTGAAAAGTACTAACGTTGTGAACTCTAAACCTGCTAGTGAGGAAGACGATACGTTGTCTTATTTTAGTAAATTGGCAGACGAAGAGTAAACCTTTCTCTCTCAAAAAACGTTAAAACTTCAAGGGCACCTAGTAATAGGTGCCCTTTTTCATTATAAATAGTAGTATGGCAAATATATTTGAACCCATACTTGATAGACAAAAAGGCGTACTTAAATCAGCATCCTGGTATAGGAATGCAGTTTCAAGTATAGCAAGTAAGGCAACTGCTAGTGGCCTTATGCGACAAGGTAAATTAAACCAAAGACCTAGTGCAGGACGTTTAAATATGTATTTTTACGACCCTAAAACTAAAAAGAAATTACCATACTACGATATATTCCCATTAGTTTTACCAGTAGATACATTTAAAGGTGGGTTTGTAGGGTTGAATTTTCACTATTTACCATACATAATGAGATTTAGATTATTACAAGACATACAAAGATATGCTAGTAATACACAATTTGATTCAACAACAAGAATAAATGCAACATACAGTACGCTTAAAAATATACCTATGATACAACCAACGATTAAGAAATATTTGTGGCGACACGTAAGGTCAAACTTTTTAAGAATAGACGCAGACGAAATGGCTATTGCAGTATATTTACCTGTGCAACAATTTAGAAAAGCAACACCTCAAAAGGTGTGGGCAGATAGTAGGAGAGCAATTTAAATGGCAATATTCAGAGCAGGTAAACGTATCGGTAATATGGACATACGAGTTGGTCTACCGAGAGATAGGTCATTAGAAAACGTTGAAGGTGATTCAAGAATAAAATCTGAGCAAAAAATTGGACCAAATGTAACTACATCTATTGGTAGATTTATGGCTCAAATAAATGAAGGTGAAGGTATTGCTAGAGCAAACAAATTTTTAGTTAGATTTTATCCACCAAAAGATATGGTGTTTGATGGTGCAGATAATGAATTTTTTAACGGTGTGAAGATGAGATCCAATATAGAATTGATGTGTACATCTATAGTATTACCACATAGAGATACATTAACTACAAATTATGTGACTTATGGACCAGGTAGAAAAATGCCTTATGCATATAATTATGGTACAAGAGTTGAGTGTATGTTTATGGGAGATAAGTTTTTAAGACAAAGAGCTTGGTTTGAAATGTGGCAAGGTAAAATGCATAGTTTAAAAACACATAACTTACAATATTATGATAGTTATGCTGGTACTATGGAGATATTTCAGTTAGGATCATTTAGAGATTCAGACAAAAACGCAGGATATGATGATAACTATAGATTGACCTATGGTGTGAGATTGCACGAAGTATATCCAGAAACAATAGGAGAAATACAATATCAATCAGTAGTAGATGATATGATACCTATGGACATACCTGTAAGTTTTGCATTTAGAACTTGGGAGAATATAACACTAGATGAATTAAGTGGTGTTGGTCACGCTAAAGCAACAGGTTGGATGCCAAACATAAAAGCTAGTAAGCAATATGGAGGTGCAATATTTGGTAAAGTATTAGGAAAAATGCCACCAGATATGCAAAGAGCAGTTAAAACTGTTGTTGGTAAAATTAAAAGAGATATACCAATTGGTAGGAAGACTGGTGGTAGAGTGTTTCCACCATTTGAGATAAATAAGGTTAAATAATATATAATAAAAGGAGTAAATTATGGCATTGCCTATAGTAGAAACAGCGACATTTGAATTGACATTACCATCTAAAGATGTAAAGGTTAAATTCAGACCTTTTCTTGTTAAAGAAGAAAAGATATTATTACAGGCATTGGAATCTGGAGAAGATAAACAGATAAACAATGCATTGAAACAAATAGTACACTCTTGTACATTTGGAACTGTAGATATAGATACAATACCTCTATTTGATGTAGAGTATATATTTTTACAGATAAGAGCAAAGTCAGTTGGTGAAATAGTAAAACTTAAATTACTATGTCCAGATGACAATAAAACTTATGGTGAGGTTGAGGTAGATTTGTCTAAAGTGGAAGTACACGTAGAAGATAATCACTCTAACAACATTGTGGTTGATGAAGCGAAAAAGATTGGGATTATTATGAGTTATCCTACCATTAATTCAACTAATACGATAGGTGCTAAGGGTATGAAAACCCAGCAGATGTTTGATTTGTTGGTAAGTACAATTCATCAAGTATATGAAGGAGATAAGATACACTCTCCTACTGATTATACTAAAGAAGAAATGCATAAGTTTATAGAGAGTTTAGACAGTCAATCATATAAGAAAATCAATGAATTCTTTGATAGTATGCCTAAATTAAAGCAAGAAGTAGAATTAGAGAATCCGAAGACGAAAATTAAGAGTAAAATTACGTTGGCTGGATTAACGGATTTTTTCGTATTGCCCTCTCTCACGAATCGTTAGAGAATTACTATCAAGTGAATTTTGCATTAATGCAACATCATAAATATTCATTGACTGAACTGGAGAATATGGTGCCTTGGGAGAGGGAAATATATGTGGGGTTATTAACGGCACATATTAAAGAAGAGAACGACAAAATTAGATTGAGGAATTCAGCGCCGAAAGGATAAACAATGGCAGATGATTTAGTAAAAGTAAAAAAGACAACAGAAGAATACGAGTTGGCGAAGAGTGACCTTGTTCCTGATTCAGGTGAGGATGCTCCTACTTGGTATAACAAAACAGCAGGTCTATTAGATAAGTTTAGAGTCATACCTAGATTAGTAATGTTGGCATACATTTATGCCTTCTATAAATCAGTAACTTGGTTTATGACATTACCTGATCCAACTAATTCACAAGCAATGTACATATCAACTATAGTTGGTGCTGGTGCTGCCTTCTTTGGATTATATGTTGGCAAACCTGGAACAAAATTACCGAAGAGTAAGAAATAAGGACATTTATGGCAAAGAATAGATTAGATATATCAGACCAAACAGCAGTAAGTATGCCTATGAAGAACTTAATTGCTATAATCGGTGCCGTAGCCGTTGGCGTGTGGGCATATTTTGGCGTGATTGAGCGATTGAATAAATTGGAAACTAATACAACACTATTAGAAAAAGATTTAAACCAGGCAAGTGAAAGACTTTCTGGTGATATAGAGAAGAACAACGAATTTAGAATCAAATGGCCGAGAGGTGATTTAGGTTCACCACCTGCTGATTCCGAGCAATTTATGTTGATTGAATTTTTAAGTGGACAAGTAGAGTCCATACAGAAAGATTTACAAAATATGATGAACAATGCAGTTAACATTGAGAGATTGCAGAAAGATATGGAAAAGGTTCTAGCAGACGTAGAGAAATTAAAGGACAAAATAAGAAGTGTTAAAAACGGAGGAGAATAAGATATGGACGCAACAACACTAGTTACCATCATCACAATGTTTATTGTGACCAATACTTCAAGCGAATTTGTTAAGTATGATGGATTAATGGATTGTCTTAAAGACAAAAGAAAAATAGAAAAAATGAAAGATGGTCGTAGAGTTATTTGTGGTCCATCTATGGCAGAAATTGACGCAGATGGTAATATTGTCAGTATTAAAAACAAAATGCCTGACCAATCTGGTAGTTTAAAACTAGGTGGTACAGCGAAGTCTTTAACAGAAAAGAAAAAAGAAAAAAAGACTAAAGTATTAACGCAATAGGATAGATTATATGAAAAAAATATTAATGAGTTTATTAGTTGCTCTATTTTTGGTTGGTTGTAATACAACAAAGAGTATTAAAATAGAACAAGAAGTCGGTCTCTTAAAAACCGTACAAGAAAGAGGTTATGTTATTTGTGGAGTTAATGCAGGTCTACCAGGATTTTCTGCTCAAGACGAGAGTGGAAACTGGAGTGGTTTAGATGTAGATTTCTGTAAGGCAGTTGCCGCTGGTATATTTGGTGACTCAAGTAAAGTAGAATTTGTAGGATTAAATGCTAGTCAAAGATTTCCAACATTGGCGTCTGGCAATATTGATGTACTTGCAAGAAATACTACTTGGACAATTAGTCGTGATGTTAATTTAATGTTTGAATTTGCAGGTGTTAATTACTATGACGGACAAGGATTTTTAGTACCTGTTGATTTAGATATTAAGAGTGTAACAGAATTAAATGGTGCGTTTGTCTGTATTACAGCAGAAACAACATCCGAATTAAATTTAAATGATTATTTTGCTGAAAACAATATGGCATATCAACCAGTATATGTTGAAGGTAATAAAGACGCAAAGGCAAAATTGTTTGCTGGTGAGTGTGATGTCTTTACTACGGACGCTTCTGGTTTAGCATCCGCAAGAGCAGGTGCAGAAGACCCAAGTAAATGGATAGTATTACCAGAAATTATATCTAAAGAACCTTTAGGTCCACTTGTAAGACAAGGCGACCAAGAATGGGAAGATGTAGTAAGATGGACTATGTTCATTATGATTAATGCTGAAGAGGCAGGTATCACTTCTAAAAATGTTGATTTAATGTTAACTTCTAAATCAAAAGAAGTTAAAAGAATTTTAGGAGTAGAAGGTTACATTGGTCCTATGTTAGGATTAGGAATGAAGTTTGGATATAATATTATACAACAAGTAGGAAACTATGGAGAATCTTTTGAAAGAAATGTTGGAGAAGAAACACCACTTGCTTTAGAAAGAGGATTAAATAATTTATGGAATAATGGTGGCATACTATATGTACCACCAATAAGATAGGGAGAGATATGTTTAAAAAATTATTTTTAGCAGTATTGTTTAGTTTATTTTTTAGTACAATAGCATATGCAGATTGTACAGGTTGTGGAGATGATGGACACGCTGCTTGTCCAGTAGCTGATGATGTAGCAAAACCAGAAGTAGTTTTTGCAGTTTGTGTTTTTGCAGACGGTTCATTGATTGACCATAAAGGTGCTAATAGTATGTCCGATTGCTTAAAGACTAAAAGAGAAGTAGAGAAAAAGTGGAGAAACAAATCTGAAGAAACAGATAGTGTAGAAATAAATGGTATTACTTACAAGATAGATGGTGAGTCATTAGCATTTATGTGTGATTTAGTTGACGCAAGAGTACATCATTATAATGATGGTACTTGGGAAATAGTAGAGATACTAGGCAAACATAAAAAGGACGAATAATGTTAAAAGAAATAAAAAGATGGTGTATTGAAGTTTCAAAAGAATTATGTAGTGAAACTGTTGATACAGCAGGAACCATTTGTGATAAAACAAAGAAAGCAAATGCTGACTTTGTTAAAGCAATAATGGATAGTATCTAATAGGATAA